GAATCTGGAACGGCAGTGGCAGGTTGTCTTCCAAGCGCCGAGGCCGCATCCGAATCAGCACTTCGCCGGATTCGACCAGGCACCGCATGGCCAAGGCTTGCAAGCCATAGAAGTCCAACATGCCATCTGCATCGATGGCGCTGGTTTCCATGTGTCTTTGCCACAAGGCTTGCGCCTGACGGGTGCGCAATTGCGAACCGGCCTTTAATTGGGCGCGTATGCCATAGCCGACCGAGTTGTTGACAATGACATTGACGCCTTTGGCAGCCCAGGAGTTGTTGCGGACCAGATCCCGTGCTCGATTCCGAATCGTTGCGGTATGAATGATCGCGGCATTGGCATCAGTGGCCGGGGTCAACCAGCCTGACATGCGGGCCGTCTTGGAGGCCGCGTCGTAGCGGCGAACCTCGGTCGTCGGACGCGGCGGGGCCACCTTATCGGCCACCACCTTGACGAAATCAATCACGGCACTCATAGCCCGCTGCTCGTCAGCGGACGCCAAGCGCGGCCACGGGCCGTTGCGGGCAAGGCGACACCCAACTCGGCCTTCATCTGGTCGCGCAGCTTGGTCAGTGCCTCCAGTGATTGATACACCACCACCCGCCCGTCGATTTCAACGCGCAGGGTCCCGGAAGCGATCGCCGCCTCAATGGTGTCAAGCTGGGTTTGGGTGTATGCCATGCCGCATCATTGCGCAGCAGGCGTCAAGACTTACAGGGGGAAACTTTTTACAGAATCGCGGAGGATTTGCGGGCGTTATGGACGGTTTGCCGGGTCACGCCGAGACGGGCTGATATTTCAGCAGGCGTCAGTCCCTTGCTGGCCAATTCGGCAATGCGGGCCTGCCTGACCAGGTGAGCGCGACGGGCGATATAGACTTCATCACCGCCGAACTTGACGCGCCATGCCTGTATTTTTGCGCGAACTTCTGACACGACGCCTTCAGCCTGGGCGGCTTGCAGGGTGTCGCAGATCATGCTTTCCAGCGCGTCTATCGGATCAGCCACGGTCCTTTTCATAATAGCCCTGACATTCAGCGCAGCGGACGGCGTAGGGGAAAATCTTCAAGCGTGCCAGCGGAATATCATCGCCGCAGTCATTGCAATCGGTGGACTGCCGGAACTGCGCGTGTGGCGTGATGGGTCGCGTGTAATACCGGCGCATGGCCCGGTCGAGATACTCCTGGGCGCGGTCGGCGTCATCGGCCATCAGGGGCGCGGGGCGGTCAGCCGACTCAGGGTTAAATCAATCTCGCGGAGTGATTTCTGGATTTCACGATACTGGTCATCATGTTTGTCCAGATGTTCCTTAAAACCGGACTCCAGCAAATTGAGCCGGTATTCGTGCTGTTGCACCATGTTCCAGACGACGAAGACCGCCGCCATCACCGTGCCGAGAATCTTCAGCCAGTCAGTCATTGTTCTGCTCCGTATCCATTTCACAAGTGAGGTGAGCCATGAGTCCTGACTGTCCGATAGCCTCGATGGTGAGAGTGTTGCCATAGCCTGCGTCCGGGTGGTTGATTAGGGCGGGTTTGAACTGACAGCCGCAGCCGGTTTGAGCAAGGATCGCGCCCGCACATAGCCCCGCAACAGCGTGTCGCCGCAGTCGTTGGCCGTCACTTTGTCGCCTTGAATATCGAGCAGGCAGTCGGTGCCGATGGGCGGCATCACCAAGGTCGGGCAGGCTTTGGTTGCGGGTAACTTGAGATTCGGCGCGATCTGCACCGGGGCGCAGGCGGCCAATGCAAGGGCGATGACAAAGACGACTAAAAAAAGTAGGTACCCGACCACCTCGGCCATCATTTGGTGATAGGGGTCTTTCACGTCAGCATCCAATACAGGAGGCCGGACAGGCCCAAGGCAAAGACGGCTGAAATCAGCACCCCGATCATGACTTGAGTGAGGAACTCGTCTTTCATGACAGGTACAACTTCCTTTCCGCATTGCGGCGGCGGACCAAGCCGGGAAGGGTTTTGCCGGCGGCTTTTACCCACAACAGAAAGGATGCAGCTGCGCGGAGCCGGTGACCGGCTTTGTGATGTCGCAGGACAGAGGATTTGCCAAAGCCACCCAGGCCGATGTTGTAGGCGAGGCTGACCATCGCGGCAAATTCATTCTCGGTGGTGGGCGTTTCGCCCAAGGCTTGCTGGACGCCGCGCTCAAAGCGGGTGAGATCGTTGGCTAGGTAGGCGTCGGCTTGGGCTTGCGTGATGCGCTGACCGACGCGGACCTCCGGCCCCGTGTGGCCATAGCCGATGGTCGGGATTCCTGCTGGACAGCGATAGCCGATCAGCCGTAAGCCTTCAAAGTCCTTGATGAGGTCCAGTCCGGCGCGGTTAATTTTCATCGCGGCCTTGTTTCAGCACGTCCTGAATGTCAGCGGTCGTGTCGAGGATTTCTTCGGATTCCTTAGGAGTCAGCCCGCTGCCAGTGGTACGCCAAGCGACGATGGCCATAACCACCATCGCAACACCCAGCAACACGTGACGTTCGGTCCCGGTTTCCATTGCGGTAATCGCTGACATGGCTAACCACATCACCGCTTGCCAATTCATGCCTGTGTTGGTGGTCATGGCTTGCTCTCAATCTGGCCGGTTGCCTTGGCGACCCAGAGAACTGTGTGAATCACCCAGTCCACCACGACATCGGCCAGGTCGCCCGCCAATTCCTTGATGAGGTCCGCCGCCCGTTGGTGCTTGATGGCGTTGCTGATGGCTTCGTTGGATTGCCCGACGATGAAGTTCTTGATGCGTTCGACGTTGGCCTTGTCGAGCGCCTGGTCGGTGATGGCCCCGATGACCAGCATTGCGGCCCATTTTAGAAATGCGTTCATGCGGAAACCCTCGTGAGATTTCCGCCGATTATACTACATGTTGTGGTTTGTCAATATGTAAAGCACTACATGTTGTGGTTTAGCGGGATAGAATCTTGTTGGTTGGCTTGTCGTTCAGAATGGCCTTGGCCAGTTCCTCACCGATGATGGCCATGCCCTTCTGCTGCATGACCTGATCGCCAATCTCGTCAAGGAACACGCGGCGGCGATAGCCTCTGGTTCGCCGGACAAACATCAGCATGGGCTTGAGTGATGAACCGAACGCAAACTGATAACGAAAGTAGATACCTGGGTGCAGGTGCTTGAATCGGCCCTTGCCATTGGTCACGATCATTTCAAAGCCAGCACCGGCAGCGGATTTACCGGCCTTTTTGCGGAAACGGTCTTTGGTCTTTTCCGTCATGTTTTGGGTGTCGCCTACAAAATTGAAGGCTTTCAAATAGCGCAAGATTTGCAATATCAGCGTTCTGTCAGGGTTGCCAAATTGATCCAGCGGCATTCCCTGCCCCGGCACCGCCATCATGCCTTTTGGCAGAATGTTGGAGTGGTGCAGGCGAAATTCAAAACGCTTGAACTCACGATCCATGCTGCCGTTGAAATGGTGCCCAATATATTTGTCCTGGCCCTTGTAATCCGTCACATCGACGTGGGCTGAGACTTCCTTCTTGCTTCTGAAGTCAGCATATTTGGCCTTGGTCACGTCCAGCGACTGCAAGGTGTAATCCGGTCTTGGCCGGTCAAATAATCCCTTCATCTGCCGGTAGGTTTCTTCCTTCACTTCCATGGCGATTCGGTTCACGGCCATGAATCGTGCAAATGGCAGATGCTTTTTCGTTAGGTTGTCGAAGTATTGCTGTACCGCTTGGCTGTCGGCCTTGATTTCGATTTTCATAGAATGGCGCTTGATGTGCGACGGACGGGGGAACGCTGAGGCACTGTCTCGGTCGCCAAAGCAGGCTGGATGGGTGTCTTGATGAACTCGTTACGCAGCCTGATCCATCGCTGCTCGGTATAGGTCGGGACGCCGAGATGATGCGCGGCGGCCAGGTTGTAAACCAGCATATCGAGCTGCTCGTTACGACTGCCGCGCTTGATGAGTTCATAGCGGCGTTTCATGCGTCCGCTTTCATAGCGCGTTATCTTGGCTTCACTCAGAATCTGCTCGTAAATACCCAGCTCAAAATCACTGCTGGTGTGTATGAAGGTCTTATCCTTGAGGGATAGCCGGTTGAAGATCCAGTCCTTGGCCGTGTCCGTGCCGATCATCCAGACTTCAGCCCCACCCTTGACGGGTTTTCCGCGATGGTTGTATTCGACCTTTCCCGGTTTACCGGCAATGATGGGTTTGCGATACACCGACGCGCCTTTGACGGCAATCACGGTCTGACGCTGGCCATAGACTGCCCGTGATTTCCGCTTGCGGATGAACTCGTAAACCTCTTGAGTGCTGTCACCATTGCCTGAGTCGATGCACACGGCACGGATTGCCAACAATGCGCCGCTGTCATGCTGCACGGGCGTCGTCAATACGGCATCAAGATCGCTCCAGACTTCACCCAGAGTGGGATCACCGTAAAAGATGAAGGCATCAATCAACCAGGCTTCCATGCCATTGTCGCCTTGCCCCCACCCGACAATCTGCAACTCGATGCGGTTGGCCTGGATATCAGCCGCCGCCGTGATGACTGTCACTGGATCGGGTGCCGTTCCGCGTCGATAGTCTTCGGCCAGTTCCTTAAGTCTCGATGGTTCAATCTTTGAGACGCGGTTCGTCCAGGTCTGCGCCAATCGAGTGTTCTTGAACACCTGCATCTTTTCCACATCGCCACGCCGCATGGCTTCTTCGGCGTCGCTATGTTCCTGGTACATCTTCCACCAGCTATCCCACCCTAATGGGGCGTAGAGATAGCTGATTTCGTAAGACCAGGTTTCGCCATCGCCTTCCGACTGCGGTCTCCATTCATGCCGTTCCAGCATCCATGGTTTGGCGTGTTCCTCAATGATGCAGCCATTCTCGGTGCAGACCATCCATGCCTTGCGCTGCCCCACATCGGCATAGAGGTTGTCCCATTCCAGCCGTTGCATTTCTTCACAATGCGGACACGGCACGAACAATCGATGTTGATTGCCCTGCTGGTACATCTCCTCAATGCGGGATGCGCCTTCTTCGGTGGGCGAACTGGTGAAGTACCCTTTCGCCTTGCGCCCGAAGGTAGCTTGGCGCTTTTCCAGAAGCGAAATAGGATCGCCCTCGCCTTTCAGCTCTCGGAGGATACGATCCACCTCGTCTGCATAGACATAACGGGCTGAGGCTTCGGACAGGTTGGAGGCCGACCGCCCGGTAAGTATCCAGAGGGTGCCGCCCTTGAACTCTTTGGTGTCGAGCGTGTTGCGGTTATCCCGCCCGCGCTTGGGCGCGACCCGTTCAGCGACCACCTTCACGGCGGCGGCGGTCTTGTCGAAGCGGCTGGAGACGCGCTTGGCCAGCTTGTCGGTTGGCTGGAGCATGATGGTATTGGCGGGCGATCCTGCAATCATCGCGCAGATCCAGTTGAGACCCACCTGGGTTTTCAATAACTGGGAAGCGCCCTTGACGACCACTCGGCGGGCAGGATGTTCTGGACTCAATGCCCGCATGACATCCTTGGCAAATGGCGTCCGGCTGAGTCGATAACGGCCAGGTTCCGCACTGCCCAATTCGGGCGGGATGACCATGTGCCGATCCGCCCATTCATCTACCCATAAGGCGGGATCAGGCAACAGGCCAGACTGGAACGCGGTGGTGTAGAAGTCCCACCCCGACAGCGCCTGGTCGTTACGATCCTCCAGCATCCTCGATCTCTTCAGGTTTCATCTTGCTGACAGAGGCCAGCTCGGTGCGGATCTTGTCCCGGATGAATTTCTCGATCTCCCATGGGTCTGTCATGGCGGCGACTTCCATGGATACCCGGCTGGGGAATACATCGACCAGCGTCTTTTGCAGAATGCGGCCAAACTGAAACGCCGCACGCTCTACACCATCAGCATTGACCAACTTGCCCTTGCGTTCCAGGTATTCCAGCTCGGCAATATGTGCCTGGTAGGATTCTTTTTTAGCTTTGGCTTCGTGCATTTCAAGCACGGCATAGTGTGACCGTTGCTTGATATCTTCCGGGGGCGGATTGCTTTTGCTGCCTTTTGGGCGACCTGCCCCAGCCCTAGCCCCGCCGGAATTTTTGCGCTTTCCGCCGTGACCAGGAAACTCAGGCATGTCATCCAAAGTAATCGCCTGCATATTCAGCAAGTTCTATGCCATTCACTAGAAAATAATCGACTTACGCACTACCCGCCCGCCAGGTCGCCGGGTAGGACCCGCGCAATCCATGACGCCCTCACCACCACAACCCCAACAGCAGCACGCCAATCATCAGCACGCCCACAAAGTCCCAATCAATCACACTCGTCCACCATCGCTTCAATCTTCACATCCCAATGGTTAAGGAAGATGTTCCGAATGTCGGCCTCTTCTTCCACCTCGGCCAGCTTGGCAAGGTAGTGCTTGGCCTTTTCGCCATCGTCATTGGCATCCACCTTGCGGCCCTGCCTCATGCTGTACTTGATGATATTGCCTTTGAGAAAGCCCACCCATTCCTCATGCGTCAACACCGCTTCCATCACATCCCATGGTTCAACGGTCATGGTTTTGTAGTGTTCGCCGCCGACTTGGTAGCTGCTAGCCGATTCACTCATAGCGTCTGCTCCCGTATTTGATCCAGCAAATCATGGCCTTTCATGGTCATTCCCTTAGTCCAATTAAGATGCTCGGGATTTCGCATCAAAAATCCAGCATCCAACAATATTCTTATGTGATACAAAACGACTTCAGCATCTTCGTTAATTTCTTCTGCCACTGCGTCAGCGCACCAATCCTCACAGTATTCAAAATTTTCAAACACCAGAAGGATGCGTCGCACCGTGTCCCAGTTGCGTTTCATAACGATTCAAACCCCGCACGATCCAGCATCAGCTTCAGTTCATTCTCAGGCCCGTACCAGCCGGGTGGCTTACCAATCTGCCCGTCAGCGCGGCGGTATACCTTCCCATCCACAACCTTCCGCATGTTGGCCCCATGCACCGCGTTCCAGGCGTCATTCGGATTAATACCCATGCTGCGAATCAGGCCGATGCACACGACGATGGTATCCACCGCCCCATCCAGCACTTTGAGCATGTCGCCATCGGCCCAGGCATCTTCGATCTCGTTAGCCTCCTCGATGATGTGGTGCTTGTAGCGCTCCATTTGATCCTGATTGATCCGGTTGAAGGTTTGCCCGCCCGCCAGCATGAAATACGCTTGATCTTCTGCCCAGTTACTCATCACTTTCCCTCGTAAGGTTTACCGTCTGAATATCTACCCGTGCCTTTTGCTTGCCACGATTCTCTAGTGTCCATCGAGTTAATCAGCACGCGTTCCACGACGAACGAATGCGCCTCGCCTTCCTGTACTTTTTCCCGTGCGATCTCGGTGGCGCGCACCAGTCCGAGATTGCCAAGCCAGACCTTAGCCAGCTTTGCGCC